CTGGCTGGAACAACTCAGCGCCGAACGCGTCCGCGCCCGTGTGCCGCAGGTGTTCGAATTGTTGGGAGTCAGCGCGCTGTTTGTCGATGCCGGCCCCTTGCGCGACCTCGCGCGCGATCTCTGTTTTCTGTTGAATGGCCTTACCAGTTTTCATCCGTCGCCGCTTCCCGATCCCGAGCGCGCCGTCATTCATTTTCCCGGCGGTCTCACGTGGGACGGCGCGAACCAGCGCTGGCGCGGCCTGCGTTGCGCGGCGGTCGAGTTCACGCTCAAGGAAGGGAAGGGGGTCGTCCACAAACTCGGCATCACGCAGGACGGCCTTTTCTATCCCGTCATCGCCTGCAACCGCGACGAGACCATCGAACGCGTCGTCAACGAACTGCTCACCGCCGCCGAGAACGTCATTGAAGTCATCGACGGCAAACTGCGCACCACGCCGTCGATTCGCCTGCCCGAACGGGGAGTCGCCACGCCGAAGATCATCGACGCGTTCGACGCCCACATCGTTTCCGGCAGCCGCCGCGAACGCGACGAACGCGGCCACGCCGAGCATTTTGTCGACGGTTGCGAAAATCATTTGCTGCTCAGCGACGCCTACAGCGCGCTCGCGGAATCCGTGTGTGAACACCCCATCGCGCTCCCGCCTACCGGCGCGATGAATCCCACCACCTCCTGCACACTCGGAAACCGCGGCCGCTGGGGCGCGCCCATTTTGGCCAGGAGAACCTGGTGAAACCAAAAACCAACCCAACCCAAAGGAAATCGAAAATGAAGAAGCTCATGTTCTCACTGCTGTTCACCGCGAGTGTCCTGGCGACGTACGTCTACGCGCAAACCGGCTACCCGCTCGGCTCGGACGTCGCGTCGACAATCACTACGAGCAAATTCAACATCGTCGGCACGAGTTCGACGCTCGTCGCGACCGACAACGCCGACCGCGTGTTCTGCAAGATCGTCCAGCGCGGCACCAACGCCATCGATGTGGGTTACAGCCTCACCGTGACGAACGGCCAGCAGGACTATATCGCCGGAAACATCGGCGGCACGTGGGACACGAAACGCCCCGCGCTCTACAAGGGAGCCATCTCGGCCATTCTCGACAGCTCCACGGCGACCCTCACGTCCGCCGTCACCGTCATCGAAGGCACACGCCAGAGTTTCTAACCGGTTGGATCGCACACGAGAAATCCCATGGCCAATCGCCTCAGAAAAACATGGCAAGCGCTGAAAGGTTTTGGCACGGAAATATTCCGCGCCGACAGCGCCGGCCTCTTCCAATTCGGCGAGAGCAATCTCGTGGACGCCCCTCGCAAATCGGGCGCGCCGCCCGTTCCGCCGGCACCCGGCACCATCGTCAAAGCGCAGGTGGCAGAGCGCTGGATGAACCAGGTCACGCGCGGCCTCACGCCCGAAGCCATTGATGATTATCTCACGACGGCGATCAGCGGTGACACACTGAACCAGTTCGCTCTCTTCGAGGAGATGGAAGAGAAATGGCCCGAGCTGCGTCTCGCGCTCTACAAACACAAACTCAAGGCCGCGCGCCGCAATCCGCGCATCGTTCCGCCGGACCATCCGCAGAATCCCGCGCTGGCGAAGGAGAAAGCCGACTTCGCGAACTACGTGTTTGCCGCGATGCGCCACTGGCATCGTACCGCTTTCAATCTTCTCGATGCCGTCGGCAAAGGCATCAGCGGCGCGGAGATCGATTGGCAACCAGGGGAGGTGGTCGGGCCGAACCGTTCCTCGCGACGCGCCGCCGTGGTCATCGCGGAAATGCCGTGGGTGAATTATCGCCACTGGAGTTGGTGGTGGGACAAACCCGAGCTGCAGTTGTTCCCTGACCTGCGCAACCGCGGGCTGCACATCGACGTGCCCGACCGCAAATTCGTCATCTTCCACCACCTCTCCAAGAGCGGCCATCCCGCGCGCGCCGCGATCCTGCGTCCGCTCGCCTGGTATTTCCTCATCTACCTCTACACGATGAAGGACTGGAGCACGCTCGCGGAGACTTTTGGTGTCGATATCGCCCACGCGTTTTGCAACAAGGACGCGACGCAGGAGCAGCGTAACGCGATTCTCTTGCATCTCTCCCGGCTCGCCGCCCGCGCCGGTGTGTTCGACGAAGGGACGGTCGTCAATCTCCAGCGCGCCGGCGGTGGCAGCTCGTTCCCGCAGGAAGCGTTGGTGAAATATTGCTCCGAGAAAGCGCTCGAATGCCTCCTCGGCGCAACGCTCGGCACGCAAGCCGGCATCCACGGCGCGCGTTCCCTGGGCCTGGTCCAGCAAGACGAAACGGAAGAGTTGGTGGATTGGACGGCTCTCCTCTTCGCGGGAACGATGACCGGCACCGCGTTGCGTTGGTTGATGGATTTCAACTTCACCGACCCGACCGACAATCCCGTGATGGAATTGCCGGGAGCAAGCCGTCGCGACATCGCCGCTCTCGCCAACGTCGTAAATACGTTGGTCAACCTCGGCCTGCGCGTCCCCGAATCCTGGGCCCACGCCCAGTTCGACATCCCGCAGCCCGGCGCAACCACCGAGCGCCTACTAACTCCGAGTCAAATCAACCCTTCAGGAGATTAAAATGTCTGAAGCAGCACCATCAAACACAAAACACGCCGTCGCCCTCACCGGCCTTTCGACCGCAATCCAAAATCCGAAATCGGCAATCCAAAATCGAACCGATCTGTGGATCGTTTATCTGCCAAAAGGTGATCGCGCCGTGGACCAGAACGCGGAGGACGGCACGCCGACGAAATTGCGCGTTAATCCCTCCGCACTTTCCGCGAAGCGCATGGAGGCCGCGCGCCGTCTCGCCGCCGTGAAGCCCAACGCGAACCAGCCCTATACGGATTATAACCATGACGATAAGGAAGCCAGCGGTCGGCCCTTGAAATTCGCGTGGCACGATGATCTCGGCGTGATCGGTCTCACACGGCGCACGCTCCAGGCCATCGAACGCACCACGGGCGATCCGCCCGAGTTCCAGGCCTTCTCGCCGCACGTGCCCATCGATCCCGAATCGGGCGAGGCCGTGGGTATCTATATGAACTGCGGCGGTTTCGTGAACCGCCCGCTTTTCGGCGACGCGACGTCGCTCTCCGCCGCCGCGCATCTCCCGCAAGAATTGGTAGCCGCCGATCCGCGCGAAGTCGAACTCGTCAGCGCCGCGCCGGACGAGGTTCATCCTTTCAGCGAGCTCATCGCCAAACTCTGCGCGCACTACCAACTCGACGCGTCAACCGTCACCGAACCCGAGTTGATCGCCGCCTTCGAGAAGTCCGTCGTGCCCCAACCCGCTGAGCTAACCGCAAAGGCCGCGCTTCACAAACCGTCCGACGAAGAAATCGGAATGGAGCTTGTCGGCTTTGCGGTTGGCTGCGGGATTCTCGCGCCTGCCGAGAAAACCGAATGGGAACGCCGCCTCGCCAAGGACCGCGCGGGTTGGACGAAGGAGTTGCTCGCGAAAGCGCCGAGCGTGTTGCTCGGCCGAGTCATTCAAGATCAATCCGCCATTCACGCCGCGGGCGGTGCGAAACCAAAAGCGAAATGGGAACAACGCGTCGAGGAACTTTGCGCGAAGGACCCGCTCATCGCTCCCATCGCCGCCAAGGATCCCGCGCGCGCCAAATCGATTGCGCTCGAACGAATCGCCAAGGAGGAGCCAGCGCTCCTCAGGTAACCAAAACCAAAAACCAAAAGAGGAGACACACAAATGTGGAGCAGAACCGTTGAGACCGCCGTAAAGCTTGGCTTTGCGGTTAACCGAGGCAGCGTGGACGGCAATGTCGTTCCCGCCGCCGACGGCACGAAACCGACGTTCCCTGTTTTCAGTGAACGCCCCGACGTGGGCACGATCATCGCCGCGGGCAACACGGTCGCCATTGTCACGGACGACGGCGACCGGGAAATCTACGTGATCCTGGGCAACACGGTCACCGAATTCCAATTCGGCATGTCCGATTTGAATGGCGCCTGGATTCCCGCGACCACTGGCAATTACACGGGCGTGCAATTCCTGCAAAGTGGCGTCGCCGGCGACGTCGTGAAGGCCCGCGCCGCGCAATTCAAACTCCCGTAACGCAACCAGCAAAGGAAAACGCATATGGCATCCGAACCGCAACTCCTGACACTTAACGCGCAGCTCACGACGTTCGTCGCGGGCGTGCAACCGCCCGATTTGCTCGGACGCATCATCGCGCCGACATCCCCGGCGCAATTGATCTCCGACGTGAAATTCAACTGGTGGAAATTTGACCCCGCCGAGTACCTGCGCCAGCAGGACACGAAGGTCAACCGCCGCGGCACCATTCCCGTGACGGATTTCGCTTTCACCACGGACTCCGATGTTCTCGCCGATCACGGCCAGCAGATCGTCAATCCCAACGACATCAGCTTGCTCAGCGAGGGCCAGCCGCCGCAGATTTTGCAGGCGCCGGTGAATGTCCGCATGGCAAAACTCAAGGCGTTGACCGAGACGTTCTGGTTCTCGCACGAGTTTGAAGTGCGCGACCTCGTCTTCACTGCCGCCAATTACGCGTCGGCCAACACGCGCGTCGCCGCCACCACCGACATGCTCGACAATTCGGACAACGAGCCGATCAAGATCATCCAGACGTTGATCGACACGCCGCTGATTCCACCGAACGCGTTGGTCATGGGACTCGCCGTCTGGCGTCCGCTGCAACGTCATCCGCAAATGGTCAGCGCGATCAAGGCCGTCCTCGGCACCCGCGCCGCCGTCAGCGGTCAGGTCAACCAGGATGAAGTCGCAGCGTTCTTCGGGCTGAAGCAGGTGCTCGTGGGCAAGCAGCGCACCAACAACGCGAACCCCGGTCAAACCGCCAGCTACCGTCGTATCTGGGGCAAGCACCTCGCTGCGATTCGCATCGAGGACGCGCCGCAGTCCACCGTCTCGCCGTACCCCGGCACCGCTCTCACGGCGTACGGAAACATTATGAACGCCGGCCCGATCTTCGTCGCCTCCCGCACGATCCAGCCGGGCGAGGAAAACGGCGGCCTCTACGGCGCCGTCGCGGACATCATCGGTCACACCCGCAAGGTTCTTATGGTCAACCAGGATTCCTGTTACCTCCTGCAAAACTGCGTGACCAACGACGTCTGATCCAGTCACTCAAATCCTGACCCTCTCCCCTCCGGGGGAGAGGGTCAGGGTGCGGGGGAAATAAAAACATGACTATCATCAACGCCTTCCTGGCAGCCGACGACGTGACCGATAACTTCAGCCCCGCCCAGCTCATCGAGTTACTCGACGATCCTGTGAATCCCACCGGCGCGTTGAACACCACTCTCCGCGATAAAATCATCGCGCGCGTCAACGGCGAAGCCAGCAGCCTCGCCTCCGGTAAACTCCTCTTCCCGCTGCAGGTCGACGACTCCGACGCCGACAACATCAAGGCCACCCTGGCGGGTTTCGCACTCGACATGTTCGAGTACTACGCGATGAAAGACAAACCGCACATCCTTCAAGCATTCACCGGCGTGCAAGACGGCTACAACCGCGCCGTCGCCTGGCTCGAAGCCGTCCGCGACGGCAAAGCCACCATCGGCACGAGCAAAACCATTCCCGGCGCCGAAGCCCGCAATGCCGCCGTCGAAACCAGCGCGCACAAGGGCACCTTCGAACGCAAACGGATGAGAGGTTGGTAACAGATGCCCTTCACCATTGAACAACATGGCTTCGACGAACAAGGCCAACGCCTCCGCCTTATCGCCGGCGGAATCAACAACCTCGATCCACTCTTAAACGTGATCGCCTCCGACCTCGCGCAGATGTGGCGCGACAACATTGACGCCGGCCCCAACGATCGCTGGCAAGCCGGTCCTTCGTATCGCGCGGAAACCTTCGGCGGCACCACACTGCACGACCGCGGCCTGATGCAGGCCTCGATCATCGGCCAGCAGACTGGCCCATCTGAAATCACCGTCGGCAGCCCGCTCACAGTCGGCAACGGCTGGAACCTGCTCGCCATCCACGAATTTGGCGCGGAGGTGTTAGCGAAGAACAAGGAATGGCTTACCTTCCGTTACCCGCTCGCCTCATCCACCGAACCCGGCTGGGCCCGCAAAAAAGAAATCACCATCCTGAGTCGCCCAACTGCTCCTTTCGATTGGGAGCGTGACGAACTAACCCCGGAAGCCGACCAACTCGTCCACTCGCGCATCAACAGTTACCTCGCGGAGCTATGCCAATGAGCAATTACCTCATCGATATTGAGGATTCCGTCATCATCAAGGTCAACTCCGCCACGCGTCCTGACGATAACACGCGCAATTTCTTTAATCGCGTCGACATCTTCCGCGGTGAGAAAGCCGACGTCTTTCTCGCCGTCGCCCGCGAGACCGCCCCGTCGGCTTGGCTGCGTCTCGATCGCATCCTCAACAAGCCCGAGGAATTCAAAAGTGCACGCAATCTCGGCCAACCCGTCCTGCAAGGCACGTTACGCAACGAGATCGCCTGTGTCTGGTCACTGTTCCTCTGCGCCCGCTCGTTGCGCGCCACCAAGGAACTTTCCCACGGCGGTCCCGGGGTCATCGGTGCCTACGACATGATCAACCTCGTCGTCGGCCCATCTGCTTCGCCGCCCGCGACCCCGGGTCGGTTGCGGGGCTGGCCGCCCATCGCGCAAGCGGAACCATTTGTTTTTGTCGGCCTGGAACTGCTCGGCCAGACGACGACTGAGACCGTGTATGAAGCTCAGTTTCGAACCCGAGTGCAACTGTGAAAGAAACCATTGTCAAAAACCAAAAACGGAGGAATGAGAAATGAGTAACTTGGCCATCCGCAATCGGCTGACCGTCGGCAATGTCTGGCAGGGCGGCGCGGTCGCGTTGTTCGACCGCGATTATGCCGGCGTCCTGATCGACCTGGGTAACGTCACCGATTCAAGCTTTAACCAGGAATTGGAAGCGACCGATTTCCGCACCGCCCGATCCACAGGCACGCTCGTCACCGAAGCCCGTCCGATCAAGCGCCTCGAACTACCCATCACCATTAAGTGCAACGCGCCGGATCCGCAAGCGCTCGACCTCGTGCTCTTCGGCGACGGCCAGGCCGCCTTCAGCCAGGCCTCGGCGACCGCCTCTACCCAGAACATCACCGTCGCCGCGCTCGATCTGTGGCACAAGATCGCGGGCTTCGAAATCGCCAACGTCGTCGTCAAAAAAGCCAGCACCACCGCCGTGCTCGGCACCGATTACGATCTCGACACGGAACTCGGCGCGGTCAAGCCGCTCACCGGCGGCATGTTCTCCGTTAGCGACACCATGGCCCTTACCTTTGACCTGACCGCCATCACCAAGGTCGAAAACCGTCTCCAAACCCACATCGGTTTCGTCTACGGCGAGTTCTACCTCTACATGGTCCTCCCGCCGAACGAAGGCCGCACCGCCGAACAAGTCTGGCTCCGCCACATGGCCAAGTCCCGTTTGGAACCAACCGGCAACTTCGACTTCAGCCCTGATAAACCGGCCGAGCAATCATTCAAAATCACACCCGTCCCCAGCGGTGACGCCACGTATCCCTTCGGTTACCTGCGCCAAATCAAATAGCCGCTCTGTCCCTCTCCCCTCCGGGGGAGAGGGTTAGGGGGAACCGTATATATGACCGATACCGCCAAACCGATACTCCGCGAATCGCTCGAAGTCGTCTACGACGACGAACGCCGCGAGACCATCATCGTCAAGCGCCTCTCAAACACCGACATGATCAAATGGGCCGACACCGGTCTCGACAAGGCCTTTCTCGTTTTCCGCTCCGTCGAGCGCTCGGAGATTTCCAATCTCCGATCTCAAATCGGGCAGCAGTGGTTTGACTCGCTCACCCAGGACAGCGCCTTCGCCGTCATTGAGAAAGCGCTGGCGCTAAACCATTCACCGATTCAAAAAAAAATGCTGGAGGCCGTCCTGGTAAACCTGCGGTCGTGGTTGTTAACGATGCCCTCGACTTCCTCCGCGCCCGCGGCCACGACACCGACAAACTGACCGACTATGAAATCGAAGAAACTTTCACGGCAGCGTTCAAAAACTGGCAGCACGACATGGCTGAGCGCGCGTTCTATACCGGCGTTGTGTGGGTCGAGAAACCGCGTGAATGGCGCAAGTACATCGACAACCTCCACCAGGCGATCGAAGGAAACTCACAACGCGCCGTCGCCGAGGAACTTCTCTCCAACTTCCTCGCCCAGGGCGTTCCCGTCGCGAATTGACGCCAAGAGGTAAATGAGATGGCTGACAATAACATTGCCGAAATCATCCTGAAAGTTACGACCGAAGGTCAGGGCAACGCCCAGATTCTTGGGGCTCAATTGACCCAACTCGATCAGGCGACCAACAAGGTGATGACCACTACCTTGGCCGCCACGACCGCGCAAAAATCGTTCAATGCGGAAATAGGCAAGGCATCGCCCGCGCCGGGTCTTGCGGTGGCGCAATTGCAACAGCCCAACTCGCAATTGGAAAGAATGTTGCAAAACTGGGGCAATCTACAAAAGCAGGTGGATGGTTTCACCGCGCACACACTCCGCGACTTCACGTCCACATCCGCACACGCGTTGACGCAATGGATCGAGGGCTCGAAGAACGCGAAAGAGGCCTTCGCCGGTTTTGTCACGTCCGTCCTCGAAGGCATCCTCCAGATAATGCTCCAGCAGACGATTGCCCACGCGATCGGCCTGACGCAGGCACAGGTCTCCGCGCAAACACAAACCGTTGCGAATACAGAAATTGCCGCCAGTGCCGCGCCTGCCGCCGCCCTCACCGGTGCCGCGACCTTCGGGGCGAACTCCGTCGGCGTGGCGCTGGTAATTGCCGCCGTACTGGGCGGCGTCGGCGCCTTGCTGGCCCTGACGCGCCGGGCGGAAGGCGGTCCGGTATTTGGTGCCGGCAGCGAGACGAGCGATTCGATTCCCGCGTGGCTTTCTCACAATGAATTCGTGCAACCCGCTGCCGCTCACAACTACTACGGCACCGACGTCATGGAAGCCATGCGGACGCGTTCAATCCCGCGTGAAGCGATCCGCGCCTCGATGGAGCACCGCACGTTCGCCTACGGCGGACCCGTCCTGCCCACACGCGCCTTTGCGGAGGGTGGTATCGCCGTGCGGATGGCCGGTGGTGGCGTTGTACCGAATGTCAGCGTCGGCGGCGCGAATGTCCTGATGGCGTTTGGTCCCGCCGAGATTGACCGTCTGATGGCCACCAGCGAAATGCAGAAGCACCTGACGGATCATCTCGACAGGAACTCGCATCGCATTGCACGAAACGTCAAACGCACGGGAGGGCATAGGCAGGAATGATTCCTAACCTTGTCATCTTCCCGTTCCGAGCAAATTGGTCCTCGCCGATCACCCTGAAGTCCGCTTTCGCCACGAACATCAAGTGCGAGTCGATCCCCGGCAGCATCACCCGCGACAGCGCCCGCGATTACGGCCAGCGCTCCATCAAGTTTAATATTCTGCCCTACGACAATGTGCGTTGGACCTGGGACGCTTACCGTGAGGTGAACCCACCGGGCACGATTCTCGGTATTCCCTTGTGGTGCGAGGAGGGGATCTACCTGACGACGGACGCCGCGATCGGCGCGACGACCCTCTCTGTGTCCGCGGTAAACTTCATCGACTGGCGTAGTGAAGGTGTCTTGTGGAAGTTCGACGACTCGGCCTGCGAGGGCCTGCAGATTCAAAGTATCAGCGGGACCACCATCGCGCTTTCTTCCGCGCTTCAATCCGCCTTCAAGGCCGGTGACCAGGTCTTGCCGTTGGTGCGTGGGTTCCAGATTGAAGACTACGCGGAGGACGCGCAAAGCCCGGAGATAGCGGAACTCGTGTTGACGTTCGTGGAAGATTTGGCGGCATTGGCTTCGCCAGCGATTCAGGGCGCCATCGATGAGGTAACCTATCTCGGCCTGCCCGTGCTGCCGCTGACCACCGAATGGAGCGAACCGCCCAAGACCAGCATCGGCCAGGGAACGCACATTGTTTCGCAGGGCCTCAATCGCCAGGCATTCGGCACGCTGCAGCAATACCTCCGCCAGCGCATCTCACATCGCATCGGTTGCGACGGACGACAGGACCGCGCGACGATCTGGCAATTCTTTCACGACCGCCGCGGGCGCTGGGACCGCTTCTGGTTGCCATCGTTCAAGGACGAATTGAAACTTTCCGCTGACATCGGCGCGAGCGACGGGTTCCTGACGCTGGCGAATTTCACGGCGTTCAGTTCCCGCTTTAATCTTGGCGGCGACCTGCGCCGCGCCATCTTCATCGTGAGCGGTAATCAATGGTGGATCCGCCAGGTCACGAACCTGTCCGGCGGCGGCGCAAACAGGGTGAGCCTCGATGCGTCCATCGGGACCGCGCTCTCCGCTTCCGTCACTCTCATCGGCCTGCTGTCGCTCGTGCAATTTGCGACCGACGACATCGAGATCGAGTGCCAATCGCCGCTGGTGGCCACTGCGACCCTTACGTTCACCGAACTGGAACGCGAATACGCCGACGTCATCAGCAGCGGAATCGCGAGCGGCATGATCGCGGGAATGGAGTTGACTGCGTCATGAGAACTGTCCCCTCAGCTTGGAGCGCACTCGAGACCGCACGCGAGCGACAGGTTGCTCTGCTGATCCACATCTTCGCAAGGCGTGATGGCCGTGTCTCACTACCGGCTGGTTGGGGATCATGGACGTACTCAATCGGATTTCAGGCCAACGTCAACTTCACCGACCTGGCGAATTACGCTAGCGACGGTATCCAATCGCGCACCTACGTGCCGGCCGCGATTGAGTTCGATGCGAACCAGGTGTTTCGCAAGGAAAGCACCGATCTCGATCCGCACGACCTCACGCTCACGGTCGATCCCTCGCTCGACCCATTCCTCAATTACGTCAACCACCAGTGGCCGCTCACGTTCGGCATCGTGATCTACAAGGTGCACCGCAACGGCAACGCCATCATCACAGTGGACAATGGCACTGGCACGCAAGTGCCGGTCGCGGACGTCGCGTTCATCGGCTATCTCGACAGCGACGACGCGTTGGACACCAACAGCGCGGGTTTGGAACAAACCATCGATGGCGGCAAGTTGAAGCTGACCACGAAGTGGGACCACATCACCAAGAAATTCGTGCGTGAGATCCCGCGTCCTGTTTTTAGCATCGACTGCCCAAAGGCACTCTTCTCGTCATCGAGCACGGCGGTGGTCGATTGCAACGCCGATCCGCAATACGTCCGTATCGACGGCTTTGTCTTGCAAGTCAACGGCGTACTCGTCAGCGCATCGGAATGGTACGCGCAGCCGCCGGGCTGGTTTGCGCAGGGCATGATCCAATACTCGGCGACCGACCCAATCAGCGGTCTGGTGTTCGGGTTCACGCTCGGTGTCACCGCCAGCGCGCAGCGCACCGACCTCGGCGTGAACTATGGCGACCTGACACTGGAAATGTTTCCGCCGCTGCCAATCACAGGCCTGGTTGTCACCGCGTTCGGCGGGTGCGACCGCCTGCGTTCAACCTGCATCGGCAAGCACATTCCCGTGGGCACCGTCCCGCCCGCGCCCGGCACGCCGACGCCCGGCCACATCGATGTGGCGCTGCAACTCTTCAACAGCGTTAGTAGCAACGCCAAGACAGCACGCGTAATCATAACACCCACGCTATTGACGATTCAATACAGCGGCACCGACAGCACACAGATCGGCAACTTCGCCGTCAATGGCGTGGACTGGACAACCACCTCGATGATGGCGCTCGGGTCGAGCGCGCTGGTCACGAGCCCGGGCTTTACGCTGACAGCCGGTGGCACGGGACCGCCGAACTCTTCCGGGTACAATTTCACGCTCGCCAACAACGGCGCAGGGACGCCGAGCATCGACCAGAAGTCAACCGCCGCGAATGGCTTCACCACCATCATCAAGATGAAAGGCCAGGCGGCGTACGATTTCCGCGTAAGTTGGACACCGACCAATGGCTCGCCCATCAATTTCGGCAACCTGCAGAACTTCGGCGGCACCGACATCCCCATCGAACACCCATCATTGGAGACGACGAAGTGAGCACCCATCTCCCATACTTCCATACTGCCGATCGCGTTCAGATGTTGCTCAATCAACTTCATTTATGGAGCGGCACGCGCTGGCGGCACGCGGGCGCGCGGCCGAATGAGATGCGCTGCGGTGTGAGCGGCGACTGCTTGTTTTGGGTGCACGTGTTCAAGGCCATCGGCGCATTGCCGACCAGGTTGGAGATCCCTAACTACCGCCGCAAGGAGGCGCTCGCCGACGAAATGCAGACATTGCGGGGTTGCATCGAGGCGACGAATTGCACCGATCTGGTATTCGATGAAGCGCACACGAAACAGCTGCCAGTCTTCCGCGTCGGCGACGTGCTGCTGTTCAGGAACGGCACTAGCGGTGCTCACTGCGGCCTCGTGGTCAGGGAAGCGCCGGTGCACTTCACCCATCTCACCGGCAACGGCCTGCTCGAAGAGCCACTCCGCCAGGCGCACTACCTCGCGGCTTTGGCGTTCGTTTACAGACTGCTTGAAGCCCCACAAAACCAGGTCAGCGAGACCCACGAAGCAAATCCGAAAACCGAATTCCGAAACTCAATTGACTTTCGGATTTCGAGATTCGTGCTTCGAGTTTCTCCCAGGAGGGAGTCATGAGTTTCCTCGGCGGCGCCAACGCAGCAATGAGCGCAAACCGGCGCGTGGTCGCGCAGTCGCCCGTCGCTTCCAACATCCTCGGCACGCCGTGGCCGACGTTGTGGGGATTGCGCGGGCTGAACGGAACGGTCATCGCGTGGACGAACCACACATTCAACAGCGGCGGGGCATCAGGCAAGGGCGGTGGCCAGGTGTCAAGCGGCGAGAAAGACTACCGCACGTTCGCGCTCGGCCTGTGCATCGGACCGGTGGATCGCCTTACAGAAATCTGGTACGACAACGAGCTGATCTGGCAGGGGAACATCAGCATCGCCTCGGCGGCGACCACAGCATCGGCCACGGTCGGCATCGGCGGCGTGGTGCTCACGGACAACCTGCAGCGCGGCACGATCACGTTTTATTTCGGCCTCGATACGCAGACGCAAGACCCGGTCCTCGCCAAATTCATTCCCGACGCGCCGTTCTACCGTGGCATGTGCTACGCGGTGTTCCACGGGCCGCGCACCGGCACGAAAGGCTTTCGTCTGGGCAATGCCGACACGCTTGCGCAGATCGCACTCTATGTGGAACGAATCCCGGCTTCATTGCCGGGCATGGAGTTTACACTCCAGACGCAAAGCGCTCCGCAGAACGGTGGAATCGTGAACAGCAGTGTGATTTTCGCTGCCGACGATTCGGCATTCACCGGCACGGGCAGCATCATCTACGTGCTCAATGTACAGGGCGCCAGTAGCAGCTCAACAGCATTGGTCACCGTCAGTAATCTCGACGGATCGGACACCGCGACAGGCTCGTTCCTGATCACCAGCGGTACGACGTTCGCCGTGGGCAGTTTCGGGTTGAAGGCCACGCTCACGTGGACCGGGGGCGCGCTGGTCCCTTCGGCGGACACAGCGCAATGGTCGATTCTGCTAACCAGTAACATGGACGTACCGGGCGGCGCGAACGTAGCCGGCATGCTGTACGAGCTTTTAACGAGCAGCGTTCACGGCATCGCGCTCGACCTCGCCGTGATCGATTCCGCCGCGTTCAATACCGCGGCGCTGGCGTTGCTGCAGACGGGCCTCTCACACCTGGTCAAGGACAAGGGCGACGCGCGCACACTCATCGAGGACATCCTCAAGAACGTCCAGGGCGCCCTCACCATCAACAATGGGCTGCTCGGCTTGCGTCTGCTCAGCGGCGGCAATTCGGTGCTCACACTGCAAGCCGATGACGTCGTTGCCCTCAAACAGCGGCCCGGTTCCTGGTACGAAGTGCCACAGCGATGCCTCGTCAAATACAACGACATCAACCGTAAGTTCCACGACACGATTCTGCCGCTACCGGGTGCGGGGGATTTTGGAAACGACGAGAAGACGCTTCAGATCGATCTGCCAATGGTCACCAACGCGGACGTGGCGCGACTGATCGGCACGCGGTTGCGCATGCTGGAAACGCTGCCGAAGAATCCTGACACCATCACCTGCGGCCGCGGTGCGTTCCAACTCCAGTTTGGCGACGTGTGCGTCATCAACGATCCGCCCCGCGGCTACAGCTCAACCATTCCCTTGATCGTCATCGCCATCCGCGAGCACGGCATGGGCGACGAACTGATCGAGATCGATGTCGTGCCGAATATCTTTGGCTTTCTGCCGGCAATTCCGCTCTCGGTCGGAGGAGGTGGCGGTGGTGGTGGCGGCGGGAGCAGTCCAATCGAGCCGATCCAGTTGCAGGATGTCGTCGAGTTGCCGTGGGACTTCGCGCAGGACGGCTCAAAGCAGTTCACCCTCTTCGCCGCGCGTCCGCAAGCCGACGTGGAAGGCATGGCACTCTACGCGTCCACCGAGAATCCTCCCGTTGACTATGACCTCGTTGATTCCGACGCACCATTCCACGCGGGCGGGACGGTTGTCGATTCCAGCTTCTCGCCGTTCACGATGGACCGCGCCGCGTACATCGACTTCAAGCAGGGCAGCGACGACATCGACGGGTTCTCGTCACTCTCGGATACGGACTGGTTTGCCTACAAGATGCTGGTACTGATCGGCAGCGGGATCAATGCCGGGCTTTACGCCGCCTGCCAGTTGGTTTATCTCGGCGGCACAAGCTGGCGCATCCTGGGGATATTCGGGCCGCTGTCCGACACGCCCATACCGTCACCGAGTCCGGGCGATCCGCTGTGGGTGTTCCGCATTCAGCCGCTGTATACCGTCCCCGGCGAACCAGCATGGGTCATCAATTCGTTGCTGTCGTTCAAGGCCATCCCGTTCGGCAGCCGAATCTCTCCGAGTTTGGGCGATGCCCTGCTCGCGCAGCTCACGATCCTGTCGCGCGCGCAACGGCCGTTCCCGGCCGATAACCTGATCGCCAACGGGCGCAGCGCATCGATGACGCCGCTTTACAATGGCGATATCAATCTCGCGTGGATCCTGCGCGACCGCGGATTCGGGTTCGGTTACGAAACGAACCCAAGTGAGTTCGACCCTTCAATCCCCAGCGAAGTGGACACCTGCGACGTGGAGATTTGGGTCGGCGGCACGCTGAAGCGGACGACAACAGTGAGCGTGCGCCACGACACAGTGCAAACGTCCACGCTGGCCGTAGCGACGGCCCAACAGTTCACGGTCGGCAGTGTCGCCGGCCTGCAACCGGGCGACCGCATCAGCCTCGTCGACGGCGGCATCGAGTATTTCGGTCGCATCCAATCGATCAGCGGCCTGACGATCACGCTCTTCTCACCGCTGCCGATAGTGCCCGTGGCCGACGAACTGGTGACCCGCTACGAATCAGTCGGCTACATCTATGACGCTGCGACCAACGCCAGTGACAATGGCGGCACTCCCGCCGCGTCGGTGGATGTGAAAGTGTACGCGAACCTCAACGGCCTGCGCGCCCTGCGCCCGGCAGAACTCACGGTGATAAAACAATGAAACCCTCTTCGCGCCCTTCGTGGCTTCGTGGTGAACACTTATGAGCGTACTAGCAAACGGGACGGAAGATTTGCCATTTGGCCTCACACCGGCTGCAGCCTACGCCATCATCAACACCGCAATTCAGAAAATCGCGCAGATGAACCTGCTCGACAAGGACGTTCCGTTCTTCGGGCTGGTGCGCGACGGCCAGGTACGCGGTACGTCGCAGATCGCCATCGAACGACTCATCACCGCCGTTGAAATCCGCACCGAAAGCGCCGCGCCTGTGGGCAGTGCACTACTGATCCAGCTTGTGGTCGGCGGTACGCTGCAATCGCAACAATATTCCCTCGCCGCCGGCAGTACCTACACACTTGTAAGCGTCACCGGGGACGGCAACGGCGGCGCCGGCTCTGGCCTCGTCGTCCCCGTCAACACCACACTCGCCGTCCAGATCATCAACAGCAACCAGGCCGCCGATGTGGTTGTTACGCCCAAAACCCAATTGAGGATTCTATGAAACGAATTTTGATCCTGCTTTTAGCGATCACGATGTTTGCGTTCTCTTCACGCGCCGGCAATGTCTACCCCTTCCGCCTCAGCAATGGCACCGCGACCGGCGAAGTGGACGAAGTGTTTTTCAGCGCCAGCGACATCACGCTTTCGATCACCAACATTCCCGGTGCCGGCAAGCGCGCCATCATCGGCATCATCGGCGGCGGCGGTGGCGGCGGATCGAACAACACGATCCTCGTTGCCGGCAACGGCCTTGACTTCACCGATCTCGGCGGTGGCACGAACTCGCTCGCCATCGATCCCTCGATTGTGGCGACGAATCCGGTCAGCGGTAGCGGCGGCGGTCTCACCAACGTCCTCGACAGCGCGGGCGGCACGTATTCCTTGGTCGGCCACACCAACCAGCCGACACTGCTGATCAAAGGCTTGACCAACGAAAGCCCGGTCACGCTCACGATCACAGATCGCGGCACGATGCTCGGTTTCCTGGTCGCCACGCAAGGCGGCTTCGGCCAGACCAACGCGTGGACCACCAACGGCCTGCCGTGGGCCGTGTCAGACACATTCGGTTTCTCCAACGCTTCGTCCGTCGTCGGTCTGGCGTTCACCAATCTCGGCGGCGTGCCGACGATCCACCTCGTGCCCGACAGCACCATCGCACGCACCGGACAATCCCAGACGTGGAGCGCCCCGCAGACCTTCAACAGCAGTGCGACGTTGACACTCGGCGCGCCGACCTGGTTCAAGAGCAGCGTGACTATCAGCGACAACGTCACCATCGTTTCCAATGCCACCGTTGGCGGAAGCCTGACGGTAGGCACCGACGCGATGATCAGCGGCAACGTGAATGCCGGCAGCTTCACCGGTTCCATGAACGGCGGCAACATCACCGGCAACCAGAGCGTCGGGACAAATACGCTCACCGCATTCGGCAGCAACACCGGCACCATCGGCAGCGCAGGGCAATTCCTCGTCGTGCACCTGAACTCCGCGGGCATTCCCGATGGCTGGAGCACGGCCACCGGCAGCAGCCTCGCCACATCGACAAATTCCATCAGTGCCGTGCAACTAAACGGCTCATGGAACAATGGCGTCATCGGGCTAACCATCAGCAATATGAGCGTGGCCACCATCAACGGCACCACGGTCACAGTCGGTTTCGCATCCGCCCCGTTTGAGAACATTACCGTGCTCAATGGCGCGACCAACTACACCCTGCACGGCTCAAGCCTGACAATTTCAAATCTGCTATCGGGATTCGGCGTGGTGGTCACCAATCGCGGTGGCGGTCAGATTGACATTGGGGGCACAGTGACGATGCTCTCGAATAGCGCGAGCTCTTTCTTGAGTGTTAGCGGCACAGCATCAAGTCCAACTGTCACAGTGGAAACCGCGGCCTCGACCATTATTCCGGTCGTCACGACCCGAACGCTGCGGGTTATAAATTTGGTTTCAATGCAACCGCCAACGGAGTCAACCCAACTGCCCAACTCGTCATCCAAGATGGCGCTAACCAGCAGTACTTGTACTTTACCCGTGACGGCCCAAAGAGCGGAGAGCAGTTCATCTCTTTCAACGACAGCACCGGCGGAAACGTATCGTTTGGCCAAGAGCCGACCGGTAATGCGAGTGGTGACAAACGCGACATTAACATCTCGTCGAGCGTTTCTGTCGGTGGGCTCATAGTAGCTAATCAGGACAATAACGGGACCGGCCTAGGCGGCTACCAATTCTACGAGAACGACCCGCAATTTCCCCGGATACTGTTCACGAACGACAAGCAAGCCATCAATACCAATACTGCTTGGGTCCATGAGACGTACGCGAGTTTCGGAAACTGGACGAATTCTGGCAAAGCTGCAACGCTCACGGGAGGCGGTCTAATTGTTATTGGCTCAAACGAATACTGGCTGGCGGTTGGCCGGGCGGTTGGCTCAGTGACCGGCGCCAAGGCCAAAGAATATCCCACGAACAGCTTTTCAGGTTTCTTCTTCTCGCCAGTATCATCGGCACAGAGCAATAAATCTTTCCTGGCTGTGCGGGACGCCTCAAATGGCTTGTGGCTGATAGGCGTCGGTTCCAATGGCGCTCACGGCGTTTTTCAGACGAACGATTTCTCGACGCCGGTAGCTTTACAATTTATCACCAACCTTCTTACGGCGGTCACTGACACTTACACCAATTCAGGGCGCGGCGAGATTTCCGTCACGGTGAATTTTACCTCGGTGCTCGGGAACTCTGCTGTCAGTTGGATGTTTGAGTTCTCTACCAATTCGACTGGCACGATAGCGACCAACACAATCGACTATGTTTCGGAGCCGGCAATAGCCCTGACAGAAACCAAGGTGATGCGAGGCGTGATGGACGCGGGCTACGCACTCTGCATCTCCAACCTATCATCCGGCGGAGCCACTCTCACGATCGGCACCGAGTCCGGCGCGCCTGCCAACGCGCCAAACCGCATCACGTTCTATTGACAAACCGTTCAATCCCAATCATGAAAGGAAAAACAAAGATGCACGCATTCATCGCCGTAGTCCTCATCCTCAGTGGGTGTATCAACTGCCCGCCCGCCGGCACCGTTATCACCAACACGGTCACGCTAACCATCGGCACCAACGTCTTAGCCAGTGCCGCTATGTCGAATGGTGTCCTGGTGGTCACTGCTACGGTACCAAGCAATCAGGTCACCGCCGTCAGCGCAGCTATCGGCACGAACTCCACGTCGAGCCAAGTTATCCTTACCACGCCATGAAGCGCGTCCTATTCATCGCTTTTGTGCTCTTCGTGTCTGCTTCGGCCTGTTCGTGTTTTGCTACGGGCACGAACGTGACAGCCGTCCGCCTGCAGGGCTGGTTGTTACCGTTCAGCCAGATCGTCACGGCTGCGCCACCGACGGTCGTTACCAACCAGGTGTTCAATGAGTGGTACGGGCCGTTCGCGTCGTGGACGAACGTGATGGCGTGGGGTGCGGCTTGCGACGGGGTGACGGACGACAGTACCGCCGTGTCCAATGCGCTGGCGGCAGTGGGCACGGGCACGTGTTCGCCGGTACTGTTGATTCCGGGCATGTGTCGGGTGACAAAGAAGCCGTGGTTGAGCCAGCGGATCAATGTGGCCATTATTGGGACTAATCGCGATACTTGCGGATTCATTTACGATGGCGGCACGGTAAGCGACAGCGATGCCAACAATTCCGGGGCGTCGTCGTGCTTTCACATTGACGGCGTAAACAACTCGTATTTTGCGCGGCTGACCTTCAACGGCAACGGCAAAGCGCGCACGGTGCTGGCGAGCAGCCAACAGAGCAACGGCGGGATCTTCGACAACAACAACCTTTTCGAGGACATCGTTGTGAAGAATTCCGCGCCGGACGGCATCGGGATTGACGGTGGACACTTTGGGTGGGGTTTCTCTAACGACGAGTTCGTGCGGTGCCTCATCCAAACCAACGCGTTTGGGGCAGAGCTGGAGAACTTCAACGCGCTGGACGCGTGGTTCACTGACTGCCTGTTCGAGAGCAACAATGTGGCCATCAACGTTAACTTCGGTGACGCCCACGCGTATCATTCTTTCTTCCGTCACAACGGGATCGACTTCAGCCACAATCCCGGCGCTGCCTTCTGTTCGCTGGTCAGCAACACCAGCTACCAGTCCGGGATATTCCTCGTTACAACCAACCAGGGTACCGCCGGCACACAGTTGCTATTGAAGGGCAACACGGTGATCGACCCGTCGAACATCCCTTACCGCATGGGTCAATACGGTCCCGTGGTCATGTTGGACAACTCCACGCTGACGACGAACGCCACGATCTATTTCTACAACGGCACGTGGGGAGATTTGGTCGCGGTTGGCAATACCAATGGCATCTCCAACTGGTTGACGATTTCCGGCAGCACGTCGATGCGGACGAACCTGGTGGACAACTACGTGGTGAACCGCGCCTCGCTGACGTTCACCCTCCCGGCACCGCCGCTGTCTGCCACCAACCTCCAGCGGACGGTGTTCGAGATGACGACCAACGTCACGCCGTCGATGCTGCAGGGAAGCATCAATAGTGCGGCGGATGGCTGCGTGTTTCATATCCCGGCGAACGTGGCGGATACCGCGAACCACATCATCACGTTCAACTCGACGGTAACGATCCCGACCAACAAGGACGTCCGGATCGTGGGAGACGGGATATATACGAAGTTAACATGGAACAACGGCAGCAGCTCATTTTTCACGTGTCCGTACCCATCGCACGCGACATTTTCACATTTGTACCTATATGGCAACGACGGCAACGGGTCGGATGGCAAGATCCCCAACGCGATTGCCATTTCGGGTGTCAGCACGACGGCGGCGCGGGTGTATCTGCGGGCGAGCAACATGCAACGGGGGTGCGTGGCGAACCTGTATCTTGGGGATTGCCCGAACACCGTGGTGGACGTTGAGGGGTTGAGTTATGGGGCAACCGCCACGGCGCCGGCGAGCGGTACGAACATCGTGCTCGGCGGACGCGGTAAAGTGCGGTTCATCCAATCGGACAGCGGAGTAGACAAGATCAGCTACGTCTGCACCAACGGCGGGCAGTTGTACGTGGAAACCTCCTATAACGAAGGGGTGGGGACGAGCGGCGACACGATTTTTCTGGTGGGCGGTGGAGGGACGATCACGTTTCTGGACACGAAACTGGTGGAGAACATCGGCAGCGATGATTTCAGCGGGGCGACGTCGAACGGGTTTGCGGTGGCCAACCTGAGCGGCCAGCTCTCATTCCTCAATTGCGGGAACATGATTGACTGGTTTAACATTACAGGTGGAACCACGGGCCTGATTTGGATCAATGGAAACACGACATTCAACAGCCCGGTCGGCACGTTCCCTATTCTCAATTCAACGAATGATACGCCGGTGCAGACGATGAACTACAACTACAACGGCAGCGGTTCCCGCTACAGCAATGTCCTATCCGCCTCCGCTGCCTTCACCCGCCAGATGCTCGCCCAGGCGCGCGCGGAGTACACGGATCGCGCCCCGATGGAACGCCGCACGAACCAGACCGACGTGCTGCTGGAGCAGGTGTACTTCGAGTTGGGCAGTCAAAATCTCAGTGTGACGCCATGATGGGTTCTTACTTGTGAAAGTAGTTCCACACCCTCATGTACCAAGGGGGCGGTGGCTCAGGCGGTGGCGGGGGAGGCGGTGGCTTGCTCGCGTGCGCGTCCTTCACCGGGGCAGCAGGCTTACTCTGCGCAACAGCTACCTTGGCATCCTGCTCGCGCTGCGGGATTTGGGATTGAATGTCCTTAATCTTGGCATCGAGAGATGTCAGTGTTCCCTGCTCCTGACTAATCTGCTGTTGGTAGACCGCTATCTCGCCGCTCTGACCGGTGGTTGCTTCCCCCTGCTGCGGGGTGGTTATGCCTGCTGTTAAGCGACCCGCCAAATCACGTCGTCCGCCACCCGGACTCGCGGCGGTTCCACCTTGCGCTGCCATCAGTTTCGCCTGCGTTGTGGTGATGGTGGCGCCAAGCTGGGCGCGCTGCACCTGGAGGTCGGCAAGCTGGCTCTTGAGGGATTGCAGGGACTCTTGCGCCGCTTGTACCTTTTTTTCATCGGGGGTCATCCACGTGGCGGCAAACTTAACCTTGCCACTCGCCACGTTCGTTGCCTCCGCTTGCCAATCCGCAAGGCGTTTGCTGATCTCCGCAGCAGCTGCGGAGTTTGTAAACCTTGCCTGAAACTTTTCAAAGGCGGCAATTCCCATCGTGTATTGATCCTTCGTCAATTCCTGGTTCGGATTGAGCGTGTATTTCGCTAGGGAGGCGTACGCCGCTTTCTCCTGCTTTTGCTCCAGGGTCTCGCGGACAATGGATTGGATGTCCGACTTGTCCACCTGCCTCTGGGTGAAGATCGTGCCGTGGTAGAGGGATACTTCGATTACGATTTGCGTCTCTGTTTCCGAAACAATTTGTCCCTCCAGCATATCGCCGGATTTTAAAGTCAAGGTGTCGGCTTTGAGCGGTGCCGGATGGCCGAGAAACAGCAAGCCAATAAAAATCAACAGTAGACACCCGAAGGGAGTCCGACCCCTTTCCGCATTCGCATGTGTTCCCGGTGCTGGCATTCGTTACTCCGTCGGTCCGCAAATCCTTCTGTCCAAGCTTGCGAGACACAATTTTAGCAAGGGCTGTCCCGCCATCGCAAGGGTATTCCGTTGCCTCTTAAGTAGCGCGCGCGGATAAAAACGACCGACGAATTCAAACCAATCCTTGTCTCGCCATCGACTCAAGCAAAATATTTTCTATCGCGAAACAAAAGAACTTGCGCCGGGAAAAGCGCTCGCTAGAATCGCGACTTAGTTCACCGAGGAGGAAGAGGATTTTGGTGGCGAGTGGTGCCGCGGTGAAGGCAGATT